TTGGAGCGTATGGCTTGGGCTTTGTTCACTTAATTGGTGGGCTGTCGAAGACTGCAACGGCTGCATTGCGGCAGTTGTTGGATGCAGGAACGCTCTCAAACCTGCCAGCGGGCTTTAAGGCCAAAGGCGCGCGGATCTCGGACGACGATAATCCGATCCAGCCGGGTGAATGGCGCGACATGGACGCTGGTGGTGCAGAACTTTCTGCATCTTTGATGCCGCTGCCGTACAAAGAGCCGTCACAGACACTGTTTCAGCTGCTTGGATTTACGGTCGAGGCCGGAAAACGACTGGCAAGCATTGCGGATATGCAGGTTGGCGATGGAAACCAGAACGCGGCGGTTGGAACGACGATTGCGCTATTGGAAAAAGGCGCAAATATCATGTCGGCCATCCACAAGCGTCTGCATTACTCGCAAAAGCTTGAGTTTGAGATGCTTGCAAAGGGTTTTGCCAAGTATCTGCCTGACGAGTACCCGTATGACGTGCCTGGTGGCAGCCGTAGAATCAAGAAAGAGGACTTTGACGACCTGGTAGCGGTGTTGCCGGTTGCAGATCCCAACATTTTCTCGACCGCCCAGCGGATTACGCTTGCACAGACGCAACTTCAGCTGGCGCAGAGCGCGCCGCAGATGCATAACCTGTATGAGGCGTACTACCGCGTATATGCGGCGATGAACGTACGAGACATTGACGGGATTTTGAAGCCTCAGAGCAACCAAATGCCAAAGGACCCGGCCACAGAGAACGCCGACGTCTTGGATACGGTGCAGCTAAAGGCTTTTGCTGGCCAACAGCACGATGCGCACATCGTTAGCCACCTGATCATGGGCCTGTCGCCGATGATTGGAACGAATCCGATGGCGGCAATGATGCTACAAAAGCACATTCTTGAGCATGTGCGTTTGAAAGCCGAAGAGGCCGTGGAAGCAGAGCTGTTTATGGAGTACGGAACAGATCCTGACCGCATGGTCTCGGCCATCCAGAAGGAAGGCATGATCGCGATCAAGTGTACGATCTTCATGCAGGAAGTCCGCACGCTTCAGCAGCAGCTGCAAGGCGGTGGCGGGGGCCAAGATCCGGTGGTCATGCTCAAAGCACAGGAACTGGAGCTTCGCGCACAGCGGGATCAGGCAGATGCCGCGGCAAAGCAGAAGGCTTTGGAGATTCAGCAGCAGAAGATCGCACAGACGGCTGCCGACACACAGGCCCGTATCCAATCTCAGGAAAGCATCGCCCAGCTTCGGGCAAACGTTGCGCGCCAGCGTGTAGCGCAGCTTCAACAACCTCGTGGAGGCAAGAATGCCGCTTAAGAAAGGTTCAAGTCAAAAGACTATCTCGGGAAACATTGGAGAGATGGTGCGTAAGTACAAAAAGACTGGCGAGATTGGCACCAGCAAGCCCGCTAGTAAGGGTAAGGCCGTGAAACAAGCGGTTGCGATCGCTTTGTCCACGGCCGGTAAGAGCCGTAAGATGAGTAAGGGCGGATCGGTTCAGGGTCCGTTTATGGAAGTACTGCGTAAAGACGCGTTGAAGAAGACTAAGATCTATTAGGGTTAACACCTAGCCTTCCAGACGGTGGCTTGAACCGTCTGCTATTCATGGGGAACACCATGCTTGAATTTGCAGAAGACGTGCTGCGGGAAATTAGAAAGCTGCAGCAGAACTCACAGGAGATCGTGCTCAACGGCACCATCTCTGACATGGAGAGGTATCGCTTCATGATGGGTCGTCTGGAAGGGTTACGAATGGCCGAGGATGCTGTCAAGGAGTTGGTTGGACGGTATCAAAAGGCAAACGATTTTTAACCTGAAAGGAGCGATGCATTGGAAGCTGACACGATTGAGAAGCCTTTAACTGCGCTTGAGCGCAAGTGGCAAGAGGAAAAGGAAGCCCAAGGGCCTACCTTGGACGATGCCTATACCGACGACGGCAAAATCGATCCGGAAAGGATTGAGGAGTCAGTCTTTGAGCGGATCCCCACGCCTACGGGTTGGCGAATCGCCATCCTTCCCTACCGGGGCGCTGAAAAGACCAAGGGCGGGATTGTCCTGGCAGAGGAAACTCAGAAGAAAACCCAGCTCGGCACGGTCTGTGGGTATGTCTTGAAGGTGGGCAATCTGGCCTATGCCGACGAGTCCAAGTTCCCGGACGGTCCGTGGTGCAAGCCCGGTGACTGGGTGATCTTTGGCCGTTATGCAGGGTCCAGGATCCAGATTGATGGCGGCGAGGTACGGATTCTCAACGACGACGAGATTATTGGCCTAGTCAATGATCCCGAAGACATACTTCACATGTAAGGAGAGGCACCATGAACCAAGAGCAGTTGGAATTTAAGATAGGGGAAGACGAGGAGCCAGCCTCCGTTGAGCTGACCCAGAGCGACGATGGCCTTGAAGGCAAAGTCATCGACCAAGAGGGGCCGCCAGCGGTAGAGGCAGCTCAAGAACAACAGGCTGCAGCTCCTTCTACCGAAAGCGAGCTTGAGGGCTATAGCGACAAGGTCAAAAAGCGCATCGACAAGATGACCGCTCGCCTGCGCGAAGCCCAGCGCCGTGAGCAGGCAGCCTTGGACTATGCCAAGCAAGTCCAAGCCCAGGCTCAACAGTTGCAGCAGCGCTTTGTCCAAACGGACAACGAGCGACTCGGGGAGGCCAAGAGCCGCATCGAGACTCAGACTGTCGCGCTAAAGCAGATTATCAAAAAGGCCCGTGAGGAAGGTGACACGGACACTGAGGTTGAGGCACAAGAGCGCCTGACACACTTGTTGATGGAGCAGCGTCGGGTAACCGAGGCCGAACAACATCGCCATGCGCAGGCACTTGCCGCTCAACACCAGGCACAGATGGCTGCCCAGCAGTCTCAACAGCAGGTAACCCAACAACCGCAGCAACCGATGCTAGACCCACGTGCTGAACAGTGGGCCGAGGAGAACGAGTGGTTTGGTCGAGACGTTGCCATGACGCATGCCGCTCGTGGCATCCACGCGCAGTTAGTAGGGGTAGAAAAGTTTGACCCCGCATCTGAAGCGTACTATGATGAACTTGACCGCCGCATTCGCGAGTCCTTCCCGCATCGTTTTCAAGGAGGAAACGCAGTGCAGCAAACGACTACCAGAGCCAACCGACCCGTGCAAACGGTTGCGCCTGCCACCCGGTCATCCGGGGTTAACAATGTTGCACGCCGGACCGTCAAACTGTCTCCAAGTCAGGTGGCGATCGCTAAAAAACTGGGTGTTCCGCTTGAGGAATATGCCAAATACGTGAAGGAGTAAGACCATGAGTGAATTAGACATTCCAAAACTGAATCGCACGCCTCGTGCTGCTGAAACACGCACAACGGCTGCGCGTCGTAAACCATGGGCACCACCTTCAAAATTGGACGCGCCTGCTGCGCCTCCAGGATTCCGGCATCGGTGGATTCGTGTGGAAGCAAATGGGTTAGACGATCGAAGCAATGTGGCAGCTAAACTCCGTGAGGGGTATGAGCTGGTGCGTGCTGACGAGTTCCCTGACTTCCAATCAACGGCCGCAGATGAAGGGAGACATGCCGGTGTAATCGGCGTGGGATCCCTTTTACTCGCCCGAATTCCTGACGAGACGGCAGAAGAGCGCCGCGCATATTACAACTCGCGCACTCATGACCAATTACAAGCTGTCGATAATGAGCTGATGAAAGCAAATGCTCACTCATCAATGCGTATTAATGCTCCGAGTCGACGTTCTAAAGTCAGTTTCGGTGGCCCTAAGGCCGATGAATAAACTTTTCTAAGGAAACAAAAATGGCAAATACCAATAAGCCTTTTGGTATGCGCGCTCTTGGCAACCTATCTGCCACGGGAGCGCAAAAGCAGTACGGGTACCTAATCAAGGAAAACTACGGCACGAACATTTATCAGGGCGACCTGGTACGTCTCGTGGGTGGTTACATTGAGCGTTTAGGTGCAGCAACCCAAGCAGCAGTCGGCGTTTTCAACGGCTGTTATTACACAGACCCTGTCACAGGTAAACCCACGTGGTCCAATAAGTTCATCGCAAATGCTGCTTTTACAGTAGACATTGAGGCGGACATTATTGATGACCCCAACCAACTGTTCCTGATCCAGGCAGACAGCACCGCCATTGCTCAGACAGATATTGGTGAGAACGTTGGTGTTGCTTATGGTTCTGGCAATGCAACCACCGGTCAGTCAGCAATGACTACTGATGGCGCTCCTGACACTACCGCAGGTAAAACACTGAAGATTGTCGGCTTGTACGACGCCCCGGGTAACGCACTTGGTGAGTACGCTCAACTGGTCGTTAAAATCAACCATCACAGCTACGGCAGTTCTGGCGTTGCTGGCGTTGCATCGTAAGGAGTTTGACAAATGGCTATTTCACGCGCACAACTAGTAAAAGAACTTGAGCCAGGTCTGAACGCACTGTTCGGTCTGGAGTACAAGAACTACGAAAACGAGCACACCGAGATCTACTCAGTCGAATCTTCAGACCGTGCGTTTGAAGAAGAGGTGATGGAGTCCGGCTTTGGTGAGGCACCTGTAAAAACTGAAGGCGCTGGCGTCGCTTATGACAACGCGCAGGAAGTTTATACAGCTCGCTACACTCACGAGACAATCGCACTGGCTTTCTCCCTGACCGAAGAGGCAGTGGAAGACAACCTGTACGACCGTCTTGCTGCTCGCTACACCCGCGCCCTGGCTCGTTCCATGGCACAAACCAAGCAGATTAAGGCAGCTGCCGTTCTGAACGGTGCTTTCACCACCTCTCTGGGTGGCGACGGAAA